ATCAGGTAGGGAGTTTGAACGACACGATAAGTATGTAGAGTTTATGTGGAAAGCTTTTTGTTCTTTAACGAATTCGGATTACAGGAGGTGGCAAGTAAAGCAGTCAGGAGTTAATAATGTGGGAGGAGCGTTAACAAGATGGATAAATGCCTCCAATCAATTATCTAATATGGCCGTGACGGCAACTATAAAAACGACCCCCCTGTTTCATTTAGCCAACCGAAAAAGAGTTGTAAATAGGCAATCATTACTATTAGGTATGGAGCCTAGATTTGCTGGAATTGATAAAAGTGTTATTGTCCCCACCCCCACATGGTTTAGTGGGTTATATGAGTTAATGGGATTTAAGCATGAAATCTCCGCAACGGCTGTACATTCATCCTTTTTGCTTGTTAAACCTACCAATACGGGAGGGTTTTTAAACCGTGGACATTAAATTAGGAATTGTGGACTCCAATGCGGCTCTTGCCAATAACGGAGTAATCTCCGTTTGCTTTGATTTAGAGAAGGATGGAAAGCCAGGACAAGCGAAAGCCGAGCGTGTGAGGTATGTTTCTCCTTTTGGGACTAAGCATTCTGGGTTTATCGGGATTCCTACTCCTGGATCTCTAGTTCTGTGCGCGTATGCTGAAAATAAATTCGGATCTAAGGATGGTAAGTTAGAGAAGGGTTACTTTTACTTAGGATCGGTAATGGGGAACATTCCAGGGCTTAACGCTAGAGCCCCTGCTGAAGAGTTTGTGGGACCCCCTGACACGAAGGATGTAAACCCGAATATATTTGTTCCCAAGGACGAGCCAGGAATTGCTGGACCTCCGCTGCCTCCCACAGAAGTTCCCTTTGCATTAGAAAATAGTCCTTGGCCCAGACCATTCCAAAATATGTATGATGCTAAGGGGATTGTTCCTGAGCAGTATGGTATGGCTGATATAGACGCTAATAACATGCTCCTCTCTTCTCGCTATAGAGATAATACTGCACGGGGAGCTTATCAAGACCACAGGGTACAGATTCAAAGTGGGTCAGGGAAGACAGTTAAATGTGTTGATAGCCCTCAAATAGAGGGGATTATCATGGACCCAGGCACTAGGGGGAAAGAGTACTTTATTTTTAGTGTAGGAAACTCTCCCCTTAGTCCATTCTCTAAAGGAGAGTGGCATATGAGAACTCATGGTCCTGTTAACATGTATACTATGGCTAATAATATGCACTTCTGGGTACAAGAAGGTTATAACCTCCAACTAGAAAACTTAGCTTTTGGTGATTTAACCACTGAAGACGCTGATGGAAATACATCTCAAACCCCTGTTAGAAATGATCAACCGAAAGCCAGTGACCGCATTCTAGATTTAGGACATGAGGGGTATGGATGTGTAGAGATTAGATCAAAGTATAATAACATTATAATAGAGGGGGAAGGCGATGACTCTGTTATACGCATTAATGCTCCTGAAGCAAATACAAAAGTAATCGTAAATACTGGAGGAACAGTAGATATAGTAGCAGATCAAAAAATTACAATACAAAGCGGAACTGAAATCGAGTTAAATGCCCCAGAGATTGATATTAATTCAAGCCAAGGTGGCTCTGGTAATGTATATATTGATTCACACGGAGGTCATATTCGCTTGAATGATCCCCATGAGACCCCATCCCTTTAGAAGATAAATTATGGCAACAGTAGACATCAGCAAACTAGCAGCAATTGTTACAAGTTCTCCCACTCCCGTTCTAGATGCTCTAGCGGTCCAATTCGGGGTTCCTACTTGTTTATTAGATTTTTCTAAAGCATTTTTAGATATGTTACCCTCCTCTGTTTTAGGAGGAATGTTTGATGGGATTCAAGATGGTAAGGACCAAGCTGATTCGCTCTATAAGGATTTGATTAGAAAGATCTTTATTGACACGGGGATCTTAGAGTATGATACGGACAAAGGAAAATATGTTTTTGTGTCGAAATCATCAGGACTTGGGGTTGAAGAGAACTCTATTGCGGGATTAGAAGGACTTCATGGATTAGGAAAAATTCTGGGCTTTGGAGCCCAAGCATGGCTTATCGGAGAAGGCATCGTTGGCGATTTTAATGAGTTAAAGAATTGTATAGATTCGTGGAAATCCTACGATGCATTACAAAATGGTCCCGCTGCTATGGCCGATAAGTTTGTAGGCTTCACAGGAGTAGATGGAGAAGTTTATAGTCCTCCCCCTGCTATGGAAAATGCTAGTATAATCTATGAACAGAACAAATCTACCTTGGAAAAAGCGGTAGGGTTTAGTGATAGTTGCTCTAAGCAAATGAAGGTTATAGGTGATATTAGAAAAGCTCGCGCCCAAGACCCCGCTAACAACCCCGAACCAGTGTTTAATGGGGATCTCACGAACGCAGACGGGGAGACCTTAGCCGATCTAGTGGGAAATAAAACTCCCTTTACCATCTTAACAGGTCTCCAACAGGACCCAGAGACGGGAGATTGGATCATCCCTCCTGAGTACACAGGGGAAGGAGCCCCAGACGGAAGTGTGGATGTGTTTAATACTTCAGGGATTGGGGCTCCCGTAGCTAAAGACGGACAATTCTTGTTCTCACGCACGGGGATCTATTATGATTCTTATGGAGGCGGTTTAGATTGGAGCGGGTGTATTACGAATATAGTAAGTGCAGTGTATTATGATCCTGAAGGGAATCCGTACCCAGGGAATGGAGTGCCTACGAATGCGATGAGATGGCTTCAGGAGTATAACCCCAATCTGGGAGGAAAAGGCCAACACATATCTTGGAATACTTTTAATCAATGGGCAGAGACCGTTTTTGATATAAATCAAATTAATGAGACCCCTGAGTTACAACAGTATTATGAAGCCGATCATTTTTTACAGGTTCTGGTGGGTCAGAGAGATAGGGAGATATATGATACTTCTTCTATTATTCAAGATTATCAAGCTAAAGGTTATGGTGAAGATTCAGCGTTGCTCATGAATCAGAGACAGATTCTATACTCTAAGATCAATTCTCATAACTTAAAAATAAAGAGACGAAAAAAACAAATAGAAGTTCATGTGGTGTTATCCCCTGATGGTAGTGTCCCCACTCCTGGAAAGGTTCCCATAAATGATTTAAGACCTTTAGACTCCGCAAAGATTGCGATACAACGAGCACTTCAAGAACGCTTAATGTTTCAGCCCGATGAGGTGTCTGGAATTATCCTTCCTCTTTGTCCTGAATATATTAAGTCCGAGGTTCCTCAAGATGAGTTCACTTTGGAGGAAATCCTGGTTCCTGAGGTAGGGGTTGGTGGAATAATTAATACAGATAAAGATTTAAGTTTAGGAACAAGTGGAACATTATTATCCCTTAATTCTCATATTACTACAGATAATCTAGTAGCAATTTATAATTTCTTAGATGCTGATTTAGTGAATCCTAATTCAGAAAAGTATAAAGTAATTAACTGCTCCACCAGTAGTGCCTTAGACGGGGCTGCTCAACTAGTAGCCTCTTCTGTTACTTCTATGTTCCCATCAGGAATCGGTCTCCCGTATTTTAGGGGCATGTGTAATTTCTTTTCAGGGGTGGATGGAGATGGAAATAGGAAAGCCTCTCGCTATAGTGATAATTCTGAGTACTTAAAATCAGCTTATCGTCCTTATGGGTATGGAAGAATTGAAGGGGGATGGAATGATATAGATAGTTTACTGTACGCCAGCGGAGGCGCAACTATTGAAACATGGGTTCATATGCCTGATTTAGGAGATACTGATAGCCCTGGCTGGAATACCAGCAGTGAATTATCTGCATTGCATAGAGTGGTGTTAGGGTGTGAAAATCGGGGAGGCACTGTTTCCGCGCTGGACGATTGGATTACTGGGCCTCATTATGGTTCGGAGTCTACCCGTGGACTTCTATTAGGGTTTAGTAGAGATAGACGAATCACTAAAGGTCTCTCCCCCAGTAATAACCCAGACGAGAATGATATAAATAGTGGTTTAGTTTTTTATATGGCTCCGACCCAAGGGGTCAACACTAGTGGGGTTACCTTTATGAATTCTGCTAAGGATATAGCTTATTGTGAGCATGACAATGAGGGTCCGTCTGGATATTATGGACTTACTTTGGATACATCAACCACGGTGAGTGGGGTACAGTTTAATGATGTATCTTCTCAATTTTGTTTAGCTACTATTACTATTGACTATGAATCAGATATGGTGAACCTCTACCTTAATGGGAATTTAATGAAATCCCAATCTGTGCATACTACATTTGGAAAAACAGGATATCCTAACCTTCCATCTCTCATGTCTACAAGTTCATTTTCTTATACGAATATGTATCACGAGTCTCTCCCTTATAATGCTCCCTTATTCCCTCCTGAGTCGTTGGGTCAAACTGATTTCTGGTATTGGAACGGGCCACAACCAGGGGGACAAGGGGCCCCCCCTCTCACTCCTTGGATTATAGGGGGAGGGTATACCGATGGAATGCATATGAGAGACCTGACTGGGTATAAACCCACTGAAGATACAGGTATGAATTTTATGGGGGGCCAATGGGGTGGTAAGAAAAGTGGGCTGTATGGATTCTTAGGAAGTTTTAAGCTATATAATAGAGCAATTACTATAGCTGAGATTACGGCTAACTATAACGGACAAAGAGGATTCTTCGAAAATATTAAAACCTAATGGCAACTACTACTACACATACTACTTATGGGGTTCCTATAAGTCTTTCAGTTCAGAAAGCTTCTAAAGCCACACGAAAACAACGGTTTGGGTTTTCTTACCCGTTAATAACCCCTTTAGATAAGACGGTAGCTTCTGGGTATTTACGCCAAGGGTCAGGACAAGTAGATTACTTTAATAGAAGTTCAGGGGTTACCTTAATTCGTAATAATCTTAGGCAATTATTGTTAACAGAAAAGGGATCCAGAATAATGCTGCCTGATTATGGATTAACTTTAACTAGATATTTATTTGAGCCTTTAGATGAAACTACTTTCTTTTTGATTAGGCGCGATATATTACAAACTATAAATACATATTTTTCTATCGCTCGTCCTCTTAGTTTGAGGGTGTACAGCGATGATAGAGCTACCGAAAATAATAGACTTACGGTAGAGTTAACTCTCCAACTTCTGGACGAGTCTTTAGATATATTTGATGTTGAGGTTACATTAGGATAATGGTTTTTTCAGGAACGACTACTACAGATTTTATGAAATTAGGAGAAATTCCTGATTGGAAGAAGACGGAGTTTATTGACTACGCAGGTAACGATTTTTATAGCATCCGACAAGATTTAGTTGGATATATTAAATCTGTTTACCCTTTAGATTACAACAACTTTTCTGAGTCTGATTTGGGTATCATGCTAATTGAATTGGTTTCTTATATGGGATCCGTACTGTCTCTTAAAGCAGATATGCTGGCTAACGAGAACTATTTAAGAACAGTTAAAAATAGAGATAATCTTAAAAAATTATTAGAGTTAATAGGGGTGTCGATGCGAGGGCCTCTGGCTTCTGCCGCTTCGGCAAAGCTTACAGTCACGACACCTATAACCCCAGTGTCTGATTATCCTATGTCTTATGGCCCAGGGAGTCGGGTATTTGCTATTACTTCGCGTGAAGACGGGGCTCCTGTTAATTATACCCTCTATAAGGTGGAGAACAATGCCATTCAAAATATACAAAATTCTTCAGGGACTTTCTATTTAGAGGGGAGTGAGTCGGATAATTCTCTCAGTACTGTGTTTACTAATGTGGCTTTATTAGAGGGGTCTTTAAGTGTTCAAAAAGGAAATTTTGATTCCTTAGAGTCTAATAAAAGCGTGTCACTAACCGATTCCCCTATAATCGAGGGGAGTGTTCAAGTATATGTTGGGGCGGGGGATGGAAATCCTGCTATGGGAAACTATAAACAAGTAGATAGACTTTATTCTGCATCAGGCGGCGATGACCGTATTTTCCAAGTTGTATATAATGAAAATTATGGAGCTACTGTATTATTTGGGGATAATTCTTTAGGGATTTCCCCCCCTCAAGGATCGGACTTCACGGTACTTTATAGATCAGGTGGAGGAAGCCGTGGTAATATAATAGCAGATGCTATCAATGTCACTACGAGCCCTAACTCCTACACAGGAAATGCATTAGAAGTTACGACAGAGAACAGGACAGCCGCAACGGGTGGAGACGCTGCTGAAACGGCTGCTCACGCTAAGAAATACGCACCTTACACCTTCAAA